GAACATCCCAAGCATAAATGTTGATAAACTGTTGATCAGCTTGTTGAATGATTCCTAGATACTCGTTGTTGAGATATTGCACTACACTGAGAAAGGGATATCTTTGTTGCAAGTCGGTTAGTTCCTGTGGTGTCATAGCAGTTTCCTTGTAACAGTTCAGCTAAATACTTATTAGATTAATCACTATTTTATTCATGATATGTCCACTATTACCCTTTATTCTTATCAACAACAGCTATATTGGATGTATGATGCACCTGGAACTTTCCTGCAGACATGGCCCATGATTCAATATAAGCAAAAAATATACAAAGGCGTTACTAACACCCTGCAAATGCTGGTGCGTAATGTTGATCGGAGACCTGTGGACATTACCGGTCTCACTCTAACTGCTCAAATGATTAATGTGGAAACACAACAGACAGTTTTGGTTAAAAGTGTCACAACTACCAATGCTGCTCAAGGCCAAGCTGTAGTTGACATACAAGAAACTGATATTCAGTTTTTGCCTTTGGGATTTTACAATATTCAGCTTACCAGCACTGATGACAGCAATGTGCAACGTTTTCTTTACAGTGATCAATATCAAGACATTGATGTGGCAGTGGAAATTTTAGCTGGCACTCAACGTGAACTTGTTCCAGCCACAGTAATCACTAACTTCACACCCACACCGCTCAACTGGTGGACTGATATTTTATACGTGAGTTCCAGTTTACCTGGCAATGCACAAACAGGTGAGACTTCGGGGACTCATACATGGGTGGTTTACACAACCAACTGGTTGGGCAAGCTTTGGATGCAAGGCAGTTTGACAGAAAATGTGCCCACAGATAACGAATGGTTTTTCATTCCTCTAACAGCTGACACCAACTACAAACAATGGACTGGCGACGATCAGCCCACAATATGGCAGGGCAGCACCACACAAAATCTCTACTGGGTGCGTTTTGTTTATCAAAGTGCTCTTGGCAACACAGGAACGTTTGACAAAATACTCTACAAAAGCTAAACCATGTAATGGTATCTGTAGCAGATGTAGTTGGTCAATGGATTCCTGCGCGAGCTAGAACCGCTAGTAAAGGCTGGAAAAGTGCAAATGCAGTATGTTGCAGCCATCGCGGACACAGGCCTGACACTCGTGGTCGTGGCAACTGGTTGATTGATGGACAATCACACGTTTCCTACAGTTGTTATAACTGTGGATATCGTTGTAGATATACAGGTGATGGCCTAACTGACAGTTTTCGCATGCTGCTGTCGTGGATGTCTGTTCCACAAGAAATTATTGACAGTTTAAAAATGCACGAGCTGCAAAAAAGCCTTGAAGGCAGCTCCAGCACAGATTCTCTTCCGGCCATTACGTTAGACGTGAAGTTTGAACCTGATGCTTGGCCCTTGAACAGCCAGTTAATGAGTAAACTTGTCGAGGAAAACAATCAAGATCCTGATTTTCTACAAGCTTGGCACTATATCAATCAGCGTGGCTCTAGTATCATGAGAAACAGTGAATACTTTTGGTCACCTCACGGGGGACGATGGAAAATGAAACACAGAGTTCTCGTTCCCATGAAAGATCACAAACAAGCCACAGTGGGTTACAGTGCGCGATGGGCAGGAACCCCACCTGCTGGGCAGCCTAGATATGTCAACAGCAAGTTGCCCACAGACTATTTGTTCAACAGTCATGTGCTGTATAATAGCAGACACTTTGTGATTGTAGTTGAGGGACTTTTGACTGCCATAAGTATTGATTGTGTAGCTGTCATGAGCCATGTGTTAAGTCAAGGGCAAATATCTCAGCTGCAAAAATCTGGCAAACAAATAATCATAATGCCTGATCAAGAACAACAGAATCAAGACTTAATTGATCAAGCATTACAGTTGGATTGGGCTGTGAGTTTCCCACAATGGGAAAAATCATGCAAAGATGCAGCAGATGCAGCTCAGCGTTATGGTGAGTTGTTTACAATAAGAAGCATAATTCAGTCTCGCACTACAAGTGATTTGAAAATAGGCGTATTACGACAGGCCATGGGTAAAAACAATGGATTCTAAAAAACACGAATACAGCGAGGCCAAGCAAAAGCTGTTGATTGATATATTAATGAGCAGTGAGGAAGTTTTTATTCGCTGTCAGAATATTCTCAAACCACAGTATTGGAATCAAAAGTTTCGCAAAGCCATCAAGTATATTTTGGACTATGTTGATGATCATAAAGCATTACCAAAAATACAACAACTCAATGTTGAGACTCAAAGTAACTTTGAGTTGATTCCTGATATCAACACACATCATATTGAAGCCTTTTTGCAGGAAATTGAAGAGTTTTGTAAAAATCGTGCATTGGCTGAAGCTGTGTTATCGGCAGTGGATCTTATTGAAAAGGGCAACTATGGTGAAGTAGAGAAACGAGTTCGCGATGCCATTCTCATTAGTTTGGTAAGTGATGTAGGCACAGATTACTTTGCCGATCCACGCGAACGTCTTAATCGTATCAAAAGCAACAACGGACAAGTAAGCACAGGCTGGAAAACTGTTGATCAGAAACTATATGGTGGTGTAAATCGTGGTGAAATCACTATTTGGGCTGCACCCAGCGGTGTGGGCAAAAGTTTGTTTTTGCAAAATCTCAGTTTGAGTTTTGTTAAACAAAAACTCAACGTGATTTATATCAGTCTCGAGCTCAGTGAAGAACTAACCAGCATGCGAGTGGACAGCATGTTGACTGGCGTAGCAACTACTGATATTTTCCGTAAACTTGATGACGTGGAAATCAAAGTCAAGCAAACCAGTCGTTCATCAGGAACTTTTCACATCAAGCAAATGCCACAAGGCAGCACAACCAACGACATCAAAGCCTATCTCAAGGCATATGAGATTAAAACCGGGCAGCGAGCAGACGCCTTGATTGTGGACTATTTGGATTTGTTGTATCCCAACAACAAAAAGATCAATCCCAGTGACTTGTTTATCAAGGACAAGTTTGTTGCCGAAGAGCTTCGCGGCTTGGCTGTGGAGCGTAAAATACTTTGCATGACAGCCAGTCAGCTAAATCGCGGTTCAATCAACGAGCAGGAACATGATCAAAGCATGATTGCTGGTGGTATCAGCAAAATCCACACAGCAGACAATGTTATCACAATCTATGCCACACAAGCTATGAAAGAACGTGGACAATACCAAATCCAGTTTATTAAAACACGTAGCAGCAGTGGCGTGGGCAGCAAGTTGTTTTTGGGCTATGATCCAGCAACACTGAAAATATTTGATCTTGAAGATCAAGGTCAAGTGCAACAGGCACAGGCAGGAGTGGTTACAGATGTGCTGGCTGATCTTCGTAGAAAAAGCACACAACCTCCGCCCAAATCAGATACTCAACCACCAGTTGCTGCAAGCAAAATGCAGGATCTCAGCAAGCTAACAAGCTTGATACGACGTTAATTTTTTACATCAGTTTCCCATAAATAAAGCAAATGTTTTTGCTTATGGGAAACTATTTTGAAGTCTAAATCTAGCATTCTTGAAGAACTTGACCGGCACATTGGCAGCCGCAACAAACACAGTGTTATAGAAAACCGTGTTATTCATCTAGTTGCCAACATGGCAAATCTTTGTGAACAAATCCGTATAACTTACAGTCAAGATCAAGCAGATGACTTGATTCGCCGTCTTCAGCGTGCGTTGTTGACAAATGATGACAAAAAGTTCACCCGCAAAATTAGCGAATATAAGAATCAAGAGAAGTAAATCCATGACCCAATCACTTGCTGTTTATGAAGACATTCGCAAAAATATAAATTTTATTGATGAAATACAACATCAAGACACAAATGAAGCCCTGGGTGATTTGGTAAAAAAAGCCCAAACTTATTGGTCAAAAAAGAAAACTGGTTGGGCTGGCCGAGAAAAACGGGCTGGACAACGTGCTGGACGACGCGAACTTGAACATTATGTTAATCAAAACTTCAAATGGTTGGGATTACTAATGGGGCGTCAAAACATAGACTGGACTGAATTAAGTTTTGGTAACATGCGTCATTTTTTCAAAGCACCAAGTAATCGTATTGGCTTGGATGATGCAGATGTTGATAAAGTTTTTGCCAAAGTTCAAAAGCAGTTTAACATACCTAATATCAAAAACAACGTCAATATAAATGACGATGCACTTACAAGCCAAGCGATTGTAAAAGGGCTTTTGAAACAAGGTATAGTGCAAGCACAAGCCAAGCAAGGGCTAGGCGACGGTTCACAAAAAGAACCTGCTGCAAGCACCACAGCTAATGCTCCTGCTGCCGCAGCTGGCAGCCCTGCAGCTAGTCCTGCATCTGCATCTTCCAATACTACGTCTGCAACATCTACATCGCCAGCTGTTCCAGCAGCAGCACCTGCTGCACAACAAGACCAAAAACCTTTTGATCCTCAGAAGCCCGATTTAGTAGTGGATATTAAAGGTCAACCAACAAAAGTTTGGAAAGTTCCTGTTACTCCACAAGCACCTTCAGGATGGGTGTATTGGAATCCAGTTGATAAGGTTTGGGTCAAACCCCCAGCTGGCAGTAAAGACGCTGACTGGTTTAATGACTATTATGCTGCTAAACAGGTAAAAGAAGGGGTTTCTCCCCAAGGACCAGCTGGCGCCCACACTGAAGATTTAGTAGCTGCACAGCAAGCTGAGCAGCAAGGCGATAAAGCCCTACAATATGAAAAGCTTGCAGATTACCATGAAAAGTTCAGCAAAATCAATAAGTTAAAACCTGCTGATCGTGTTCATCATATAACACAAGCAGGCATTTATCGCAGTGCTGCTCAAGCTGTTCGATCAGCCCAAGAAACTTTAGCCAAGAGTTCAAAATGAAACTATTTCAAGATTTGAATCGATACGTAACACAAAATGCCACAGTAAGCTTGGCTGGTAATAATCCAGTTAATGTTGCAGAGTGTTCTAATACTATTTTCCAAGGCTTGCTTGCCTTGCATGTTTTACGTCAAGAGCCAGAAAGTCATCATGTAATAAGAGAATACGCAGAAAACACGCTGCAAATAGCCAACAGCACAGGTTTGTATGAGTTTTTGCATGTCATGCATACTGAAGTATTACGTGAGCATGCTAGAGACGAAAAAAGTTATTTTACAAAAAGCGAAATTGACCAACAGATCCGTGTTACTCACGAATTTCTGCATGCATGTAGTGAGGTAACCTATCCGCAGTCCATGCAAAATCAAAGATTATTGCAGTTGGAGAGCAGTTATAAAATCACCAGCACTGCTGATAAAAAACTACGTCGTGATGTTGCCAACTGGCAGAAACTTGATGCTGACACACGCTGGTCAGTGTGCCAGAAACTTTGGGAAAACATTCATCGCACGCAAGGCTTGCGTGACCTACGCAACTGCTTGCGACGTTATGTGCAAGAACAAAAATGGCCTGCTCCTGTTACTGGAGAAAAACCACCTGTCAGTGCTGCCAACCGCATGCAGTTGCTGACTCGCCTACCAGTTGTGAAAGAAAACCTAGAAGCCAGTCAAGGCGTTAAAGATCTTGAACATGCATTGACTAAAACACAAGATCACAGCTATGAAAACATAGACAAAATCATGCGTGGTATTTGCCAAAAGTTGTCGATCAGCCCGCATCAACTGCATAAAGAGTTTGTCTCACAGCATCAGATGACACCCGACGACTGGGTTAGACAATCAAATGTGCGGGGTTTTAGAGAAGAAACTAATATACCCGAAGCTATAAAAGGCTGGAAGCATGCACAAAGTGACTTGGCAAAGTGGAGAGCTGGAAAAAAATCAGCATCGCAACCAGTTAAGCTTGTTTCTGTTAAAAAAGATGGTAATGAAAGCAAAATGCATGACGCTGTGAAAACATTTGATACACAAGACCAAGCTCTAGAATATCACAAACGTTTGATAGGTCTTAATCCTGGTAGAAATATCAAGCACAATCTATATGTTGATGGTCAGTTAGTGCAACTGCTGGATGCCACACACCTAAAAGAAGTTAGACATCAAATAGGTGCCGCTGCTGAAAAGGCTTTAAAAAAAGCTTCCGACAATGGTAATAGTCAAGCACGGGCTATAGAAAAATGGAAACAGTTGGACGCCAGAGAAAAAGAAATACAAGCACGCTCGGATGCAAATACCGGCAAGTATGCTAAAACACTTGACAATATAACCAGGCAAAAAACTCAAGTTGCCAAAAACGGGAACTTAAATGCATTTGGAAAACCAGTTTCAGAATCAGCAAGTGCGGGTGGAACCAGTGCTGGTGCAATAGCCAGCATGGCAAATCCCCAGGGGCAAGTAAATCGCAGGCCCAGTTTGTTTGGATATGTTCCTGAAGACGCGCCTGCACCAAAAAGAAAGAATATATTTCAAGTTGGGGATCAAGTGATATCCAGATGGGGGGACAGAAAAGATCAAAAACCTCACACTATTACCAAAATAGATGGGGATTTCATCCACACAGATGAACAAAGTTTTTTCAATCCCGAAAACTCCCTGTTCCATCATGAGAACTTTGTTCTTTACAAACGCCGACAAGACGTGTGAAACCCGCGTGATTTGGGCAAACCTAATAAATACTCATGCAAAAATATACTTGCACTTACAAGGAGAATAAACAATGACTGATCGCGTAAATGGATCTACATTTGCAGGTGAGTTCCTAACTGGCAACATGGATTTCTTCACCCTGTTGACACTTGTGCCAGTTGGACAAACCAATGTAGTAACACCAGTAGTTGATCTGCCCAGCTATCAAACATATGCTAGCACCGGCGTGTGGACCACAGTGTCTGTTACAGACAGCAGCGGTACCGCAACAAGCTATGCCACATTGAATGCATATCTAGATGCTTTTTACAAGCAAACCAATCTTGACAACTTGATCCGCACATTTTCTGGCCGTGCTAATCCAGTTGCCATTAGTGTTAACAGCATAACTGGTAACATTCCCGGCACAGCAACAGCAATCAATGCAAATACAACAACTTTGTGGGCATTTTACGGGCTTTACAACAACATTGCTACACCCACACAAGTATTTGGTAGCGCATACACAACTGGTAAAACTTTCTACAGTGTTCACGTTGCTACAGAAAAGACATTGCTGTGGACAGCTGGCACTAACAGCAACTTCAGTACTTCAACTGCTGCTGACAACACAAATGCACAAGGTTACAACATCTTGGCAAGCAACAGCAGTTACCAAGGATTGGATGGCCTTACTGCATATGACACTCAAAGCGCTCAAGTGCTTAGCGGAAGTGCTCAAGGTTCCGATGCAACCAACTACTACTACCTCAAGAACACTGTTCAACCCTATGTAACAACATGGAATACAAGCAGTGCAACTCTTACAAACACCATGGCAGCACAAGGCTTTGTGCTTAACACAGTGGGCGTGTAATACTTTTCCACTAGGAGAAAAGGGCGCTTTTGCGCCCTTTTTTCTTGATGTCAAGTTCACTAACTAAATACTTGACGTTCAAGGAAAAACATTATGACACAATCAGAAAACATCGTAAATGAAGGGGTAATGGGCAACTTAACCACATTAGACCCCTTGGGTAGAATGTTGCAGCTGGCTGGAGTTGATACACCTGCAGAAACTTTACAAGAAGATGCTGCTAGTAATACAATTTCGCAGTTGGTGAAAAGTGCCATTAACCTTCCGCAATACAAAGGAAATGCCGAAGCAGCTAGATTATATGTTATTGGAACGTTATTGAGTGCCATTTATCAAAATGCTCAAGCACAGCCATTTCAAACTGTGCAAGCACAAGCAAAAACCAAAGCTCTTACGGCATTGGGTGCAATAGGTGCAGACTTTATAAAAAGTTCACAAACAGCCGTTAAACCCACCGCTGCGCAGCCTGCACCTGTTGGTGCAACACCAAGATGAAGTTTATCGAAATAGCTCAAGGCGTGCTGCAACCCATTAGCAATGAAGAATCTGTTGTACTTGAACGGGTTCGTGGAAGTGAAAATGGTGTTTGCTTGCGTCGAGCATTAAATGAACGTGAACAGGAAATAGCCCGACAACTTTGTCAGCGTGGCCTCTTGACAAGACTGCAAAGTCAGGGCCATATTTACTATGGTTATCAGGAGCATAAATCATGACCGTTGGCGAACAAGAACGCAACTACATGCAAAATCTGCTGGATATTATGGATGGCAAATCCCCTGCAGGTGCAGCATCCTCTCCTAAAAATCCCAGTAAACCACTGAATGAAAGTGTGCAACTGGCAGGTCCTGGCCAAATAACGTCAGCTGACGTGCAAGCCATGCATAATGTGCTTTCTAGACTGGAACATATTACTGATGATTTGGTTCAAGATCCTGAGCCCAACCAAGAATTCCGCCAAGCTTTACAAGAGCAACGTAATACACGTGGAATAAGTGTGGGAAGTTGGCAGATTGCTGTTCATGAAGATGCTGCTCGCCTAGCTGGAAAACAATACTACAGTATCCATCACACACAAACTCAACAAGTAATAGCAAATGACATCAGTCTTTATGAAACTGCGTTGGGCGTTGCACGACTGTTAAACAAAGGCGAAATGGTCAACAGTTGGAAAGTTCGCGAGCTGTTTGAGCAAGATGATACCTATACCAGTCATAAAATTGATGCACACAGGTTCCGCATCCGCAGTCGCAAAACACGTGATCAACATCAACGTCAACTCTACGAAACCCGCATGCAAGCCAGCAGCGATCGCGCACAACAGATACGTGATCAACTAAAAAAACACTTGCCAATCTAGTAGAATTTTAAAAATATATTTCTCTGCTGCCGGTGTATAAATACAAATCAGTTAGCATACCCAGGCAGCAGGGAAATATTCATGGTTATTGATTACTTGGACCCCACTCCAACTTATAGACTACAACAACTACGTCATACTTTAAAAAGTATTCATGGTATTGAGTTACCAAACAATCTCAGTGAGAGCAAAATACATGCTATGATCTCGGAAACACAGCAGGCCCGGGATACTGTGATTGAAAACAGCAGCTTCAACAGCTATCTCAGCAATCCCGAATACATTAAAAACATGCTGATTTTGGAAGCGTTGTCTATTACTCTTCGTGAAGTAAGTCCTGGACGCAAGAAGAAAACCACTGTAAAAGAATCCCTAGATGCTCCTGTCAGCAAGGAACAGCAACGTTTGGCATTTGCCCGCAAACTTGAGCAGTTTGCCATGTATGTTGTTCCTCCCAGTAAAACTGGCAAGCTCAGCAATGAAGAAAAGCAACAGCAAGAACAACGCGATTTGTTCATTGTTGCGCTGCAAACTATAGCAGATAAACTACAGCATGTGGGCACAGCTTTTGCCAAAGAGCAAGCAACCCAACTGACAACACTTGAGCGTGATATTGTCAAGCTCATGCGGCATGCGGAGCAAGCAGGCATGTTAGATGACGTAACTGACAAAGTCAAAACACGTATAGTCAACAAAGGGGTTGAGCTTTATGGCCCAGCTTTGCTAGCACAGCGTGAAGAGCTACGCGGTGATCCCGAAATACGTCGCGGCGACTGGGAAGTGGAAAAAGAAATTGAAAAAGAGAAAGAGCAGCCCATGGACAAAAAGGCTAAAAAGTCAGTAAAAGAAACCGATATGATTCACAGTCGTCGTGAAGTTACACCGGAAGGCAATGAGTTTGTAAAAGCACGCCTTGACGCTATCAAATCAGGTAAAAAACACTTCACAGTTGCTGGCAAGACTTTCCAAGTAACTGGCGACACACGTGATGAACTTGCAAAAGTTGATGAAAATGTGCTGGGAGAAATGCATGACAGTTTGGAGTTTGACGTAGACGTTGAACGTGACCCACATACTGATGTCAAGCATTATGAATATCAAGCTAGCATGACCCGCAGCGAACTTTATCGCAATGCCAAGTATGCCATGAGCATGATGAATCAAATACAAGTTAACGAAGAAATTGAGCCTTGGATAGCTGGTGCATTGACCAAGTCAGCCAACTACCTGGACAAAATTTATCACTACCTTGACTACTACAAGACTTTTGAGCCTGAACAACTTCCCGAAGACCTTGATGGTGACAT